CCAAAGGATCTTCAGCTCCTTCCAACACTACTACTACTACTACTACTGATAAAACAGGTAGTTCGTATGCTTCATACGAAGAGCGACAAGAACGGTTTGCTTTAGATAAGACTAAGTTTCAATTTGAACAAGATAAACAAGGGTTGATCATTAAACAATCATGCCTAGCACAGGCAGTTGCTTTCACTAAAGGTGCTGATGTAGATACAGATGCTGTTATTAAAACAGCTATTGAGTTCGAGAAATACATCATAGGGACTTGGATTGATGGCGACATTTAAATTTAATGTTGGTGAGGTAGTTGGCTATGGTAAAGATACCAAAGCTACCATAATAGCCATTCAACATTACGAGACTTCTCATCACAGCACAACAAGTTATCTTACAGATAAACATGTGTGGGTTCCTGAGGAGGTGTTAGACGAGATACCAGCTTAGCTGGTGGGATAACTACATGATATGATAGCATTAATCGACTCTGATACACCCGCATTTAATGCAGCATCATCCGCAGAGAATGACCCATTATGGGTAGCAACATCGAGACTAGATAAGATTATAGAGGGTATTATAAAACGATCTGGTTGTACATCTTATAAACTATTTGTATCAGGTAAAGGAAATTTTAGATATGAAATCGAACCAAATTACAAAGCTAATCGCAGAAACCTTAAACAGCCTAAATGGCGCGATGCGTGCAAAGATCATCTCATTAAAACCTGGGGTGCAATTGAAGCTACAGGAATGGAGTCTGATGATCTATGTGGAATACATCAGTCTAGTAGTAGCATTATATGCGCGATTGACAAAGATCTCCTCCAAGTACCCGGCAAGCACTTTTCGTGGGCTATTTCTCGTAAAGGCAGCATCGTACGTGAAGAATTATTTAGAGAGGTCACGCCACTTGAAGGGCTAAGAACATTCTATAGACAGATGCTAATAGGTGATACCTCAGATAGTATTATTGGGGTTCACAAGGTTGGTGAAGTTAAGAGTGCTAAACTTATCAATGAGTTATCATCTGAAGAAGATATGATAGCAGTAGTCAAAGAGTTGTATAATGATGATGAACGCTTTGAGATTAATGCTAATCTTCTTTGGATACTCAGATCACCGGGTGTAACATATTCTAATAGGTGGTTGGAGATGTTATGAAGAGTAAAGAATGGACTGAAGCTAAGCTGCATGCCTTCATTATGGGTGTGCTAAGGAAAGGGTTATCACGCTTCCCTGCTAAATATAATGCGCTCAAAGGTGCATTCTTAGGTAAGAAGATTAATCCTTCTAGTGGTAGGATGTGTAGCTTTTATGTGTGTGCAGGATGTTCTGAAGGATACCCTTCAACGAAAGTACAAGTTGACCACATAAGACCTATAGTTCCTACTACTGGGTTTAAGAGTTGGGATGAAGTGATTAACCGGGCATTCTGTAAAGAAGATGGTTTACAAGTGTTATGCTTATCTTGCCATAAAGCAAAGAGCTTGAAAGAGAATGCTACACGACGTGAGGGGAAGAAGAAGTGATTATACATTTAAAAGCATTATTACTAATACTACTGTCAATATTAGATAGTATCTTTACTATAGCTATAGTCGGTCAAGGAGGTATTGAGTTAAACCCAATTATGGGAAGTGTTCTTGAACAAGGAAATCTAATATTCTTCTTAATTAAGTTTACATCGGTAGTAATATGTGTTACAATACTTGTTACTATACATAACGTATATAAGATTGAAGAGATTCAGAAAATTCTATCCTTCTTTATATTGGTGTACAGTGGTATCATCTCTTGGGAAATGTATTTAATTATTTGGGGTATGTAATGGATAAAGTACAGAGGTTTTTAGATAAAGTAGAAACGGTGACTCTTACAGTAGAACAAGCAGCTGATCTTCTAGATGAAGTATTGCATGGTGTAGATTCCATGCCATCCAGTGCACTTAGTGGAGAACAACAAGAGAAGTACTTGAAACTAGCACGACGCTTTGAAAGAGCTGTAGATAAACTGTGTAGTTGAGTTATTAATGCTATAAAATATTTACGAGGTGGTAATGACTAATAAAGGTATATATGCTAAAGTAATAGCAGATTCTATTTCTCGTAGTGGAGTTAGACTCACCACTTTAGAGTTACAGTATCATCGCTTCGTGCATTCGGAAATGATGACTCACAGAATGTTTAGTAGGAATGCTTCTAGTAGTAGAGCAATACCTATTGAAAAGATGATGGGACAGGTATTAGATAATCCTGCAATGCCTATTCATTGGGGTGAAAACAAGCCGGGAATGCAAGCAGGGATTCAATTAGATTCTTTGGGTGTTTCTACTTGTAACAACATATGGAATAATGCATCACTTAACGCTGTTAAATCCACTAAACATTTGGCAGAGCAGGGGCTACACAAACAAGTAGCAAATCGCCTACTAGAACCATTTCAATGGATTAAAGTAATTGTTACTGCTACAGAATGGGATAACTTCTTTAGATTGCGAGATCATCCTGATGCACAACCTGAAATACAAGAATTAGCTAGGTGTATGAAAGAGTCAATGCGACTATCGGAACCTAGCACTCTATCTGCTGGTGAGTGGCATTTACCTTACCTGATTCCTGAAGATTGGTATAAATTTAATAGAGGATCTCTTACTCAAGAGGATTTAATTAAATGTTCTGTTGCAAGATGTGCTAGAGTGAGTTATAATAACCATGATAATTCTTCTCCAGACATAGAGAAAGACATTGCTCTTGCAGATAGATTGTTAGAAGCAGGGCATTGTTCTCCATTTGAGCATCAAGGTATGCCAATGAATCCTTATTCCGGATTGGATCCAGTGTACTGGGAAGAAGGTGTAACACATATGGATACAAATAGCTGTTTGTGGAGTAACAATTTCTTTGGTTGGGTACAATATCGTGCTTTACTAGCGAGTTAATATGACAAGCCATATAATATTACCAGATGTACAGGTTAAACCAGGACAAGACTTTGAATTCTTACGATGGGCAGGGCAATACTGTGCTGATCATACTCCAGATGTAATAGTGTGCATTGGCGATTTTGCAGACATGCAATCATTATCTTCATATGATGTAGGCAAGAAGGAGTTTGAAGGGAGGAGGTACACTGACGACATAAAATCCGCAATAGAAGCTATGGATAAGTTTATATCTCCTATACAAGAGGAGATTAGCCGACGTGAAGTTAACCATAAGAAACGATGGAGGCCTAGGCTAGTACTCACAACTGGTAATCATGAGCAGAGAATAAACACTGCAATTTCTAAAGATAGAAAACTTGAAGGGTTAATATCTATTGATGACTTACTATACAAAGAGTTTGGATGGGAAGTGTATCCATTCTTAGAGGTTGTAACCATTGATGGAGTGTGTTATAGTCACTACTTCACTTCTGGGGTTATGGGTAGGCCAGTATCTTCACCAAGAGCTTTAGTTACTAAGAAGCATATGTCTTGTGTTATGGGACACGTACAAGAGTGCGGGATTGATATGTCACAGTTCAGAGGGGATGGTGCGCCACTGATTGGTATATTTGCTGGAATATATACACCATATGATGAAACATATCTTAACAAACAAACTAATGTCCAGCATAGGCAGATATGGCACTTACGTGAAGTTAAAGAGGGCTTCCACTACCCTACGGCAGTTTCACTGAACTACTTAGAGAAGAAATATGGGAATTGAATTAACTAGACCACATCTTGAACAGTTGCTTGATTACTTAGATATTATAGAGTATGAAGGGTATATATATCCATACACCTTAGCAGATAAAAGACATAAAGAGATTGTATCTTGGATCCAAGACACTCTTGAAGATGATCCTTTGAAGGGTTTACTATAAGTAATAGGATAAATAATGAGAAAACAGAAAGAGGTGCGTAATCCTAGTTTCAATAGTGGTAATAAACTTAAACTGACTATTGATGATTTGTTAGTTGTAAATTCAATGACTGAAAACCAAAGTGATTTCTTGTCATCTTACAGAGATCATACAGTACATATTCTCAGAGGGAGTGCCGGGGTAGGGAAGACATTCCTAGCCATTTACAGAGCGTTAGAAGATGTACTAGATAAGGGTACTCCTTACAACAAACTAATCATCACAAGAGCACCTGTTGAGGTTGGGAAGGGTATTGGAGCATTGCCCGGTGATCTAAGTGAAAAGGGTAGTGTATACGAACTGCCATACTATGGTATATGTGATGGGTTGTTCAACAAGAATGGAGCATATGGAAGGTTGAAAGAGCAGGGTGTGATTGAGTTTATGCTCACATCCTTCACACGAGGGTTGACATTCGACAACACTATTTGTGTAGTAGATGAATATCAGAGCTTGACATACCATGAGTTATACTCTATAATGACTCGAATTGGTGACAAAAGTAAGATACTTTTCTGTGGTGATACAAAACAGAGTGATTTAAGAAGTACAGTAGGTGTTACCAAGTTTGATACTATTATCAGTAGAATGACAGACACGCATGTCACTACATTCACTAGTGATGATATTGTGAGAAGTGATATAGTTAGAGAGTTTATTATAAATGACGAAAAATGGAATGATTAATGGGAAAGACATTTGAAGAGTTGAATGGTTTGGTAGTTGATTGGGCAGAAGATAGGAACATCATTGGCGGGAGTACTGTGAGAGATCAGTATATTAAGATACTGACCCTAACTATGAAAGAATTAAAAAACATCTCAATGGATCACAAAATGAAAAAGTATGAACTGACAGATACGTCAAAAGTTATGCCGACAGGCGAAACGGTGTATAGAATCAGAGCATTACGAGATTTCGACACAATCCATAAACCAGTGCAAGCAGGTGACTTGGGAGGTTGGGTACAGTCTGAAGCGAACTTATCTCATGAAGGTAATTGTTGGTTATTTGATGAGGCAACTGGTTATCAAGATTCACATCGCAGTGGCGACTCTGTGGGTTATGGCAACAGTCGTCAGTTGGAAAACAGCAGGCAGTACGACAACAGTCAGCAGTTTGGATGCAGTGTGCAATCAGGCATCAGCCACCAGTACGGCAACAGCCACCAGTTTGGCTGGAGTCGGCAGTTTGGTTACAGCAGGCAGTACGACAATAGCCGCCAATATGGCGACAGCCGTCAATATGGCTGGAGTAGGCAGTATGGCTGCAGCCTTCAATATGGCTGGAGTAGGCAGTATGGCAACAGTCAGCAATACGAAAATAGCCAACAGTACGGTGTCAGTCGTCAGTATGGCAAAAGCCAGCAATTAGGAAACAGTCGTCAATATGACAACAGCATTCAGTATGACAATAGCGAGCAGTTTGGCGACAGCAGGCAGTACGACAATAGCCGCCAATATGGCTGCAGCCGTCAATATGGCGAAAGCCAGCAATCAGGAAACAGTCGACAGTACGGCAACAGCAGGCAGTTTGACAAAAGTTGGCAGTATGACAACAGCGAACAGTTTGATTACAGTTGGCAGTATGACAACAGCCAGCAATATGGTCACAGCAGGCAGAATGGGAACAGCGAGCAGTTTGGCGACAGCAGGCAGTACGATAACAGTTGGCAGTACGGTTACAGCCGTCAGTATGGGAACAGCAGGCAGTTTGGCAAAAGCGAGCAGTTTGGCAAAAGCGAGCAGTTTGGCGACAGCGAGCAGTTTGGCGACAGCGAACAGTTTGGTCACAGTTGGCAGTGTGACTAAGAGATTAATCAACACAGGAGCAATAAAATGAAGATTAAAGGTAAAGATTTTAGACAGGTGTACACAGCAGTATCTAAAGTGATGGAATTGATTGCTGAAGTTGAGTTTAAGATCGATGATATTATTGAAACGGATAGTCGGTCAACATTGAGTGAAGAGGATGTTAACCGCTTGGATGTATTGATCAACTGTCTTACTGACTTGAACTTGATGTACGCTGCACTTAACCATACTCATAACCAATTGAGTGATTATATTCTGGAAGAATATCATGACAACCACAACTAGAATGCAACAGTTTACACCAGTGTTACGCTGCGAGTATCCAGTTATTGAAGAGTTTACTAAACAGCAACTAAAGGTATTCTGGACAGCTGAAGAGATTGCAGTGGAGAATGACATTCATGATGTATTGACCAACTTCACCCCTGCTGAAAGGCATGGGGTATTCACCACACTAAAACTATTCTCACTGTATGAGATGAAAGCTGGCAGTGAATATTGGACTGGTAGGTTCATGAAAGATTTTCAACGGCATGAGTTTCAAGCCATGGGGTCTGTGTTTGGTATGTTTGAATTGGCAGTACACAAACCATTCTACAATAAGATCAATGAGTTACTTAATGCTACTAATGATAGTTTCTATACTGATTATGTAGATACTCCAGTACTTAAATCACGTATGGAGTTTATTGATAAATACATTGACCATGAAGATACTTTAGTATCCTTAGGTGTGTTTAGTATGGTTGAAGGAGTTATCCTATATTCTTCTTTTGCATTCCTTAAACACTTCCAATCATTAGGTAAGAATAAACTACTTAACATTGTTAGAGGTATCAATTTTTCCGTTAGTAGAATGGCGGCGTGAGTCAGTGATGATCCATGAAAACTCAGTTAACTCAGGGAACACCCAGACCGGGCAATCCTGACGTTTTACAAGAAACACTTATAATATATGAAAGAGCATCCAATATCTAAATATCTAGTTAGTCTTGATGGTAGGATAGTTAACCCTAAAACGGGGTATGAATTAAAACCTACTCTATCCCCAACTGGTTATCTTAAGATAGGAAATTATGTGTGCTCTAGTGGTACAGTACAGAATCTTTACTAAGTCAAACAAATATGAGTGTGTCTGTAGGACAGCAACGACTATCGAAACCATTGGATGAAAGGGAGTAGAGTACACCATAAGTATATGATGGTGGAAACGCTGAGGGACTCAATTAGAGTCTATGATATAGTCTGGTCTGCATAGGAATATGCAGAAGTTCATAAGAGAACTAGGTACATCTTACGAATGTACTTGAACATAACGAAGGGACGAAAACATACATGCACAAGCTGGAGCATATGTATTCAAACAATTGATCAAAGAACGTAAAATGGGCTTGCCTAAGAATGTAAAAGATGCTATAATAGATGCATCTCAACATTTACTGGAACATGAGTTAGAAATTATTAACATGACCTTCTCCCAAGGAGAGATTGATGGCATCACAGCTACACAAATGTCACATTTTGTAAGTGAAAGGATAGGATATTGTTTAGCACAATTAGGATTAGAAAAAGAGGTTGCGCCAACATCAGATATATCTAAATGGTTCTACAAAGGAATTAATAACATACAAGTTAATGACTTCTTTACCGGACAAGGAAGAGAGTACAGCCGCGATTGGAATGAATCTAAATTTACTTGGTAAGGATAATGAATAAATACGAAAGAATGCGGGTTGAGCGTAAAGAAGGTATTGCTAATGGTACTATTCCTGACTGGATGATTGGTGCAGGGTATCAATTATTCACTGATAAGTACTTGTGGGCTGATAGTATCAAAGAACAGTATCAAGAGATTGCACGTACAGCAGCACATTGGTGCATGAACACCAAGTGGGAAGAGGTAGCTGAGAAGAAATTCTTCAACCTTATGTGGAATGGTTGGCTGTCTTTGAGTACCCCAGTGTTAGCTAATATGGGAAGTGGTCGTGGGCTACCAGTTAGTTGCTCTGGGCAGTATATTGAAGATAGCATTGATGGGTTTTACTCAGCACGGCGCGAGAGTGCTATTCTTACTAAGCATGGTTTTGGTACATCTGGTGACTTTAGTGCTATTAGGTCTAGAGGGAGTAAGATCAGAGTCGGTGGAGTAGCTTCAGGTAGTGTACCTGTATTCACTGGCTTTGTTCGTGATATGTCTGAAGTAGCACAGGGTTTGTCCCGCAGGGGAGCATTTGCTGGTTACTTACCAATTATGCATGGTGACTTTGATGAACTAGCCGATTTACTCCATGCTACACCAGCTGGCTTGAATGTAGGGTGGATTATCCCACAGAGTTTCATAGATGACTTAGATAACAATGTACCAGAGGCTATACGACGTTACCAGAAAGTCTTGAAGGTTAAGATGATTACTGGAAAAGGGTATTTCTTCTTTATTGATAAAGCTAATGAACTACGACCTATTGATTATATTGATAATGACTTAGATATCAAAGCAAGTAATCTTTGTGTAGCACCAGAAACATTGGTACTTACTGACGCTGGTCATGTAGAGATAAGCAGTCTAGCAGATCAAGAGGTTGCTGTATGGAATGGAACTGAATGGTCTAAAGTAATAGTTAGACATACTGGAGTTGATCAAGAGTTGGTTAAAGTTGTAACAGATTCTGGACAAGACTTGGAATGTACTCCACAACATAAATTCTATGTAGTTACAGACTACAGTGGAAATACAGTTGAAAAAAGAGCGCATGAATTACAGAAAGGTGATAAACTTATTAGACTGTCAACACCCGTTATTGAAGGGAATGAAGTGCTATCTCATCCCTACGCCAATGGATTCTACACAGGTGATGGTTGTTCTTTTAAAGGAGATTCTATTATCTACCTGTACAACAGTAAACAAGATTTACTAGATGAATTCAAAGATGTAGCAAGTACTGTTAATGTACAATCTATCCAAAATAGAACAGTTATTAGGGCTAATGGGTTGCAACCTAAATTCTTTATTCCTGACAGTAACTACACTATAGAATCTCGTGTAGAGTGGTTAGCAGGTCTACTTGATTCGGATGGATGTCTGTTAACTAATGGTGACGCACAGACATTGCAGGTTGCGTCTACTGAGAAGGAGTTTCTTAAAGAAGTGCAGTTGATGTTACAAACACTAGGTGTACAGAGTAAGGTTAAACATGCACGTGACTCTGGCTTGTATAATCTTCCTAAGAATGATGGTAGTAATACCCTTGGTTTGTATGCATGTAAAGATGTATACCGTATTCTTATAAGTGGTAATGGAGTTAATACATTGTTGTCTTTGGGTTTGAATACACGTAGACTAAAGATAACAAATCATGTTCCTAACAGGAACTGTGAAAGATTTGTAACAGTGCAAGAGGTTGTGTATACTCGTAGGCGTGATGATACATACTGCTTTACAGAGCCTAAGAAACATTTAGGAGTGTTTAATGGTCTACTTACCGGACAATGTAGTGAGATATCCTTACATAGTAGTAAAGAGTACACATATACATGTGTTCTATCTAGTATGAATCTGGCTAAATACGATGAATGGCGTAACACTGACGCAGCATACTGGGCTACAATCTTCTTAGATTGTGTGGTGTCTGAATTCTTATACTTAGCAGAGAAGATACCGGGTTTAGAGAAGGCTGTGGCATTCACAGAGAAGGGTAGAGCATTGGGTTTGGGAGTCTGTGGTTTACACACACTGTTTCAAAAGAGAGGGATACCATTTGAGAGTTTAGACGCACAATTTCTTAATGATGAAATATTCAGAACGCTTGGACAAGAAAGTAACAGAGCATCATACGACATGGCTGAGCAGTTAGGGATTCCAGAGTGGTGTCAATCTAGTGGTCGTCGTAACACACACACAATGGCTATTGCTCCTACAAAGAGTACAGCATTGATCATGGGAGGTGTTAGTGAAGGGATTAACCCTGATCAGGGTATGACATACACCCAGACTACAGCAGCAGGTGAAGTAGAAAGGATTAACCCTGTCCTATTGGACATTATGAAAAGTAGAGGTGTCTATGATGATAGACATGTTAGCGATATTGTTAGTGCTTTTGGTTCTGTACAGGCTGTAGACTGGTTATCAGCTGAGGAGAAGATGGTATTTAAGACTGCCTTCGAGATAGACCAAGCGGTTGTATTGCGGTTAGCATCACAGAGACAGAAGTATATTGACCAGCTACAAAGTATCAACTTATTCTTCTCAGCTGAAGCTGGCGAAGAGTATATATCTAAGATACATAAAATAGCATTCAAAGATCCCAACATTGGTTCTTTATATTATTGTTATAGTAAGGCTGGTGTTAGTGCCAGTGATGGATGTGTGGTTTGCCAATAAGGATATATTATGAGAGAGGAAGAATATATTTATGTCACTTCTCTAGAACTTAGAGATATGAAATTTGTAATTGAATCTATTGAAGTAACATCATATCTCAAGGACATTTACAAAAAAGGGCCAAGAGATTTAGCGCCAATAAGAAATTATGCATCAGGAAGAATTACATTCGTACATGAAGATTATTTAAGATTTGGATTTAATTGGGTATCCTCATGGAATGAGGGAAGATTAGTAAAGTCTCTCAATACAGGAATGAGTATATTCGATTTAGATTTACAAGCAAATTTCAGACTATTGGGCACTGGAGAAAAAATAGACACATTGGATGATAACCTACCACCCATATCTTTCTGGACTGATGAAGTGGTGAAGATGTTGAATCAAGATTACATTTCCAAAGAAGTGTAGATATTATGAGAAAGAATATTATGACTTTGGATGTTATTAAAGCTATCAAGCAAGAGCAATACTATACGTTCCCTGATACACACGTTGTAGTGTGTTGTCTTTCTCTACATAATGGGTATCATGTTATTGGTAAGAGTTATCATGTAGACCCAGATCGATTTGACGAACAGTTGTCACGACATGCTGCGAGAGAGGAAGCTCTTAACCAAGTGTGGACGCTGGAGGAGTATGCGATGAAGGAACGAGTGATGAATGCTAAAGACATTGAGGAGGGTGTGTAATGGAAGGAATTAAGTATGACCAAGGGAAGAGTAGGATGGAACTAGTTGATCCCAAGTGGTTGTTATCTGTTGGGTATGTTCTAGGACATGGTGCAGAGAAGTACGCACCTGATAACTGGAAGAAGGTAGAAGAGAGTAGGTATGTAGCAGCAGCTATGAGACACTTGTTAGCTTATATGGATGGTGAAGTGTTTGATCAAGATAGTGGGTTGCACCATATAGCCCACGCTTCTGCATGCTTAATGTTCATCTATGCACATAACACTAAGGAATGAATATACAATTAGCTATGCTACTATTCATCATATTGATGGTAGTAGCTAATCAGTTTGGGCAGAGTAGTATGAAACAGAATGAAATCTATAACATCAATGGTGATGTTCAACATAAGAAGAGGTTCACATGAATAAGTTTTATGACCTACATGATGTCCTACTAGACTATTTAGAGGAGGAGATATATTCTGGAGTGAATACACAATACTCTTGGGAATTACCAGAAGAGAATGTAATTATTACAGTGACAGTAACAAAGATTAAAGATGGAGATGCAACACAAAACAATACCAGTGAATTTCAGGTTCACTGATAAAACTCCTCGTCAGAAACCTCTGTATTGCATTAAAAGAGATGTGTTGATACCTACCTATCAATAATCATCCATAATGCAGTACAGGGCCTCCTACACCTACTACAATTGATTTAGCTGTCTCCCCTACGTTTTGGCACATCCCTCAAGTAGTTTTCAATAGAAGAGAGCTTAGAATTTATAGGAGTTAGGAATGTAATCAACATTTGATTCATTTCAAACCTAAACTCTTTAAAATCTGCATGGCTCGGATGATCTTCAGCAATCTTCAACCGCACATCAGCCACACTCCTCGCCGTATGTTGTACATCTCTTTCTAGTTTATCCACGTTAGATAGCAACCTCTTTATCAAGAAACTTATTATGGTTGACACAATACCTAATACGGATAGCCCTACCGTTATCCATTCATTACTTGTCATTATCATCTCATTTTATTTTCTGCCCAAGCTAGCACCTGACCAGCAGTTTTCCCTTTTAATACCCTCTCATTGCTTCTAATGGCATCAGCAGATGCTATATCTTCTATTGGTGTGTTAGGATCTGCTTTAATGATCTTAGATGCAGTACCTACACCAGCGAAGTGAGCAAGATAAGTATTCCTGTCGTTAGCTTCAATTCCTTTATTTTGTAGTATCTTCTGATTATCTTTAGTTAACCCTCCTAGTATTTTTACATGGAAATCTTGATCATGGATCTTGTTAAGAATCTCACCACTAGTTAAACCCTCAGCTTCTTCTGGTGCAAACTTCTTGACACTATCAACCCAAGTCTTTTTAGTGAATTGACCAAGACCAAAAGCACTGGTATCAGCATTCTTAGCTTTAGGATCACCAGCACTTTCAACTTTAATAATCTTATCTACTACTGAACTACTTGATTGATTACTTTTTTTTTCAGGTTCTTGTTTAGAATCCCCTTGTATACCAAATGCACCACCATGCATACTATTGATAATATTAGCAACAGCATTAGTACCTTGTCCACTAAGAACACTAATACTATTAATACTCTTATTATATCGTGAAGCATAGTCTGTATTCAATTTCAGTTGCAGCTGTCTATTAGATGGTACCTCGTAACGAACACCACCTCCCGGTAGGGAAGACACTGACACCTTGTCAAATCCAACACCACTTTCTTCAATAGTCTTATTAAGGCGTGTTCCTAGATTAACAATATAGTTATTAACGTTATCAACCATCTCTAATACTAAATCATCACCAGCCCCTTGTATGTTAGCTCTAGCACTAGGGTTAGCTAAGTAGTCATTCAAACTATCCATGTATTTGAAATGATCTTGTTGTGATAACCTACCGTTCTTCTGAGCAGTATCTATGTTACCAAGAATAGTCTTGAAGTCTGCATTCTTACCTCCTAGTAGTATATCTATAGAGGCTGTAGCAGCGTCACTCTTTCCCGGTGTCAGATCTTGACTGTTAATCAGGCTTTTAGTCTGGTGACCACTAGCCAATGAATCATCCAACAAGCCTGCTATGGCTGTCATAAGACGCTGTGATGCAGATGCATTCCTAAGTACCATCTTCTGTACTAGAGCATCAGGCATACTTTTAAGAGTGGTTATAGCAGCAGGGTTAACAACTTGGTTAACTTCCAACTGCCCTATATTCCTTTCATACTCTTCTTGATTCTTAACAATACTCAATCGTGTAGCTTGTGTTTTACTATCTCTAATACCTTTCATTAAAGATTCTGTGTGAGCATCAAATCTCTTAAGAATACGCTCCCCTTCAGGGAAGCGAAACATCCCGTTCTCTTCTAAGAATCCAATCAATTGATCTCTTTGTAGTGGTACTATATCTTGTTCTAACCTATTGATTTGCTCTTCAACAGGGAGACCACTCTCAACTACACTAATGAAGTCTTGGGACACACTAGCTATGTAGCCATTGTAAGTGCTATTCCCTTTGTTACTAGCCCATTGTCTAGCTTGTTGTGAACTCGTAATCTGTTCCACTTTATCACCAGTAACCACTTCTTCAACCAAACTCTGTTCATATAATCGCTTGTTCAACTCCTCTTGAACTTCCATCTGATAATCAGGATCTGTCTGTAATCTAAACCTATCCACATTAGGAATATTATGTTTAGCTACCGCTAAATTCAATTGCTTCAATCCTTCAGCACGTGCCTTAGCTTGTACATCTTCTACTGGCTTAGGGTCTCTAAGAGAGGATACACCAGATAACTCAAGAATACGATTGCTCTCTTGAATGATAGCATCTGCTGCACCCGGATTAGCATTAACATGCTGCCTAGTGATAGCCATAAGCCTGAGCTTAAGATCAGACGGAGTCATTAACCCTTGGTCAACAGCCCTCTTGTAGGCTTGTGCTTGTTTACGGAAACTCTCTGGGTTCTCAGATGTACTCTCTACTCTACTTAGTGCTTCTGATACATTAGCATCACTACTCTTAAGAGCGTCTACTAAGTCTGGGTTCTGTTGCAATAGAGCAAAGTCATTGATAGCACTGTTAATATCTTTATTAACTTGTCCACGAATATACCCTTCTTGAATCTTTAATCCATCATTAACTAGATCTGTAGCAGCGTCTGCGAATGAGTCAAGCACCCCACTCTTTGTTTCCATAGCAGATACTCTAGTCGCTGTAGCAGCATTGGTAAGTTGAGCTGCCACTGCAAACCCTTGACCAGCAACAGCTCCACTTTGGTCTACAACACCAGCTCGTACAGGTTCTTGTTCACTGTTTGTAACTCTTACTGAAGCATCAAATTGTGCCATTTGTATTCCTAATATCTATATAGATAAGAGAACCGCCTTTCGGCAGCTCTCTTGCGTTGATTACTTGGGAACCATCCCTTCTCTTTGTAACATTTCGAGAAACTCTTTATCCCTTTCTGTACCATTTGATAACGTAGATACCATATTGGAGATATATCTGTCATTCTCTTGAGTATGATGGTCAAGAAGATATAACATAATACTTTCCTTTCTGGTAGTGTAACTATCCCTATCCATAGATATAAACTTGCTCATAATCTCCTCTTTATCAGTTTCGTTAGTCACTGAGTTTAGGATATTACTTCTACGAACATATTCCATGAAGTCTGGATCACCTACCTTACCTTTCAGTTTAAGCATACCATCATGTAATTCTTTAGCTCTGTTCTCAATGAAGGTATCTCTTTCTTTCTTATTCAACTGCATAGAGCGCAAGCGAACCTCTTGCTGTGATACAATACCAAAAATCTGAGCGATAGCATGAGTGTAATTAAGCTCCAACCCTAAATTATTCCCAAACTTATCTTTCTTGTCACCCAACTCTTGTATCATCATAGCCTTAGCATAGTTGTTATAACCAGAAGTCATTTCAGCTACTTCAGTCATTACCATACCTAAAGCTTCTACAGTTTTAAACTCTTTAGTTTTCCATAGGTTATTCATATCTGTAACAGCACTAAAAGCACTGCCAACAGCATTAGTGAATGGGAACCTAGGATTATCCGTTTTCTGTCCAGTAGCAAACATCAGCGTAGTGTACAGAGTATCTATTACAGGAAGATGATCACCTTGGAATGGTGCCACCCTATCAGTTATAGCTAAGTCTGAAGGGGGGAGATCAGGATCGGATAACATCATGTCAATACTCTTATTCAACAAGAGGTCAACCATCCCACCCTTATACTTCTCATACAGATCTTTCATATCTTGCGAGAATCCTTCTGTATGCTTATCTATCAGGTTGTATATCATTGTAGCACCCGGTACACCAGCTGCACCCCATAGAGCCAACCTAGCACCAGCAAGTTTAGCACGCGGCCCTACTATCTCACCCGGTGCCTTCTTGAGAGTCTTAGATGAGAATACTTGGAACATCTGTTTATGTACGATAGCTGCGAACTGTGTTAATACTCCCATGTATCCATCTTGGTACGGGAATGCACCAGCTCTAGTATTCATACTTCCCATAATATCCCACCCATCAGCCGCTATACGTCTAATGTTTGTTGGTGTATTCCAGTCCAACCCCGGATTAAGTTTCTGCCATCTTTCCTTAGCAAATAAGAATCCAGCCATATCAGCCATCATCTGTGCTGGTGTATAACCCACCTGCTTACCCACTTGTCCGGGCTTACTTAACACTTGTTGTGGTAGGTTCATAGCAGCCTCCCCCAACCCTTGTACCAATGGTTTACCTAGTTCATCAATCCCACCAGCTAACATCATATTCATGTCTACAGCTTGTGGTAGTCCAGCATCATATATAGCATCAGCAATCTTATTAAACTCTGCCTTATCTGACAATGATATATTCTCTGCCAACCTTCCCATAATACCAGCATAAGGTTTAGAATGTCCAGCCCTACCCAACATATTAACTAACAATGCTGGAAGCATCTTCATACTATTAACAGCGAAGTTAGGGGAGATAGCAGCAAACTCAAGAATCTGAGGTGTCTGTACAACCCATTGTGCTACAGGACTTAGATTGATAAACAAGTTATTACTTAAACTTTTAATACCTTTTCTAAACAAATCTCCTTTATTAGCTATATCCCTAACCAGATCAGAAGGGACATTTAGTTTATATCCTTCTAACACATCTGCTAATGTGTGTCCCACACTCTTCCACACTTCATCAGATAGGTTTAGTTTATACCGTTGGTTAGAATATTGTTCAAACAGACGCTGTGCTGTCTTAAATGCTTTAACATGCTGCTCAGTAGCATTAACTGGTAAATAGATGTCATGAATGGTATTAGGGAAATCTCCTTCTTTAACGTAATTACCAAACTCTTTAAGGAAGTTCTTTTTAAAGATAACGTCATAATCTTTCCATGAATCCATACGGGCTATAGTTCGTGAACGATTAACCAATGCCACAAATGGATCTTCTAATCTGGAGAATCCATCCACAGTAGGTAGTCTGTCGCCACGAGTTTTACCAAAGGCCGCCATATCTTTAAATACTTTGTAGTCGGTCACAATAGCATTACCAGTATCACCCCTCTCTCTAACCAATGATATTTCATCATTAGGGTATTGAGCTTTCAACCTATCAACCATCACACCACCATCTATCTCATTCCTAGCTGCTGCTATAGTAGTTGTATGTTCTTTCCTCAGGATATTAATATCTGTTACTCTAGTACCATTCTCAGTAACACCTTTAGGTGTGCGCTTAACATACCAGTTCTCAGTATTGATTCTAGGAATATACCCTTCAAGTTTAGGTACTACACTATGTGGTAACATATTCAAAGATGATGCAACATCGTCAACCACAGCGTATGTGAACTTCTCACTACCACGGGTAATAGGTGTATCCAACCCTACTATAGTTTTACCTACAGTCTGTGCTGTATCAATACCAGTCTTAGTACCAAAGTCATACACTTTACGGACAGTAGAAGGAACTGTATTCACTTTATTACCAATCCCTAAGAGATCCCCATTAGCTGCATAGATCCCTTGCTTACTCTCAGAAAGCATCCTAGCACGTTCATTACGATTAGTCCAGTTCCATAAATAATCAGAGTTTCGTTTAACCAACTCTTGCTGTCCTTGTAGATGATCTAAGCTCTTCTTATCAAGGTAAGGGAACATAGAGGCTATATCACCCCTGCTCATGTATGCTTGGTTCTCAGCAATGTTATTAACAATGGCATTCAACTCTTTAGGATGTGTTGTATTCCTAATCTCCTTCTGTAACACCAAGAACCCTTCTTCAATCTTAGATGCATTGACACCAGCAGAGAATCCACCTTTAGTTACCCATTCGTCAAGGCGCATAGTAGCAGGTAGAATATACTTACCTAACCAACTACGACCTAAACCATTAGCACCAATACCCAGAATAGAAGCATCTGTACTACTGTTACCAAATACTCTAGCGGAGAATGGATCATACTCTTTGTTCCAAAGAACATCTACATAGTATTGTCCACCATTATCTGTGACAATTTTAGTTTCATAAGATGATGTAGGAGTGTTAGTAAAGGTTGTTTTAATGTTCGCCTCTGCCAACTCTGCTTCTCTGAGAGTATTAAACCCAAAATCTTCATTCTTACCATAGCGAGCATTCCCTTTAATATGGGTTAAACTCTCCTCAAAAGAGGAATTAGGTACTTGATAATGAGCACCACGAGCTTGTTGTAATGTCTCATAAATAATCTTTCTATCTGCTGCCCTTTCTGTTGTATTGACTAAATATGGATCAAGTTTAGCATCATCAAACAACTTACGAAACTTCTCATCCTGTTGTAATATCTTCTTGTAAGCATCTGGATTATCACGTATAAATACAGCATCGATCTTTGGGAGAACAATACTACCTAATAACTCACCGGGTGATGTACCAGCTGCTGTAGCAGCACTAGGATTAAGAATAGCTTGAGCACCAACATTACCAGCATGTGTAGGATTAGCTGCTATAGTAGACCCAATAGGTGATCCCGGATTAACTGAGGGAGTCACTGTATTAACTGGAGGAACTACTCCTTGGACACTCGGTGTAGCTGGAGGTGTTGGCACCCCTGCACCGTTATTCACACCAGTAGGAGGATTACTAGCTATATTTTGTGTATGGTTAGCTGCCGCTGTAGCTGCTTGTTTTGTTATAGGTTGTGATTTACCAAAACTAGATGCTTTATTTTTGATAAAATGATATAACTTCTTTTCACTTTCATTAGTAGCCCTAGGTATTAGATTCTTCAATAACTTAACAGGTGAAGATATTGCCTTACCACCAAAGAAGGCATCCAGCAGTCCAATAGCATTCTCAAACTGTTCTTCCCATATGCTCAACTCACCTTGCAACAGCATATCTTGGATAGTAGACCATTTGTTGTAGTCTGTTCCGGGAAGATTCTTAATATCTTCCAACATAGCTAATGTCATCTCTCTACGTTGTTCAGGATCAAGGGTATTACGCATGATACTAGCAATCTCTTTATTATTTGTACCAACAAGAATATATGATTGTATTGTATCAAACACCTCTTCATCTGTATCTACACCTAGACGCTCTCTAAACTTAGCATTAATATACGCATTAGTACCAATGGATGTACCCGGGATGAGAACATCTCTAGCAATACCAGCAAGCATACTAGAGGCATCTTGACTGAAACCAACTGTGGAGGTTTCTCTAGCCAGTGTGGCCTCTTGGTGTCTCTCTAAGTTGGCGTTAAGAACATCAACTAATTTATCTTGGCTGATTTTGTTATCAACAAGATCATGATCGTCTTGAGTAGCCACCTTCTCAATATACTTATCTCTAAGGTTTGGAGGAGTTGTTCCTCTAACATTATACGCATTTAATATGCTTTTACGTTGTTCTAAAGGAATAGTAGCATCAGATAAAGCATTTACAACTGCCTGCCTATGCATCTCAGCACTTTCACCTTCCCACACACGTAACTCTTGATCATACAGAGAGGATTTACCTGTAGTCTCAAGATCAAATCTCACTTGTTCAAAGTTGGTATTAAAATCACCTTCTGCTAAAGAAGATGTGTAGAATGCCCTATCATTCACTTCTTTCTGTGGTAGTACTTCAGCAGTGTCTACTGGAGGTATTACAATGTTCTGTTGTTCAGCTTGTATATCATCACTAGGAAGTGTGATACCAGAATCAATCTCTTTGGATTTAATATCTTGTTCTGGAGAAGATGTAGCATCCGCTATGACCCAACTACCACCAACTTGACCAGATTTTGTAACTCCAGATGCTGAGTTTTTGAATATCTCTAATAATCCTGCCATTTTATTTATTCCCGAATATTGAGTCTAAAGCTGAAGTTGTTTTACCTGCACCAAAGACTGACCCAAACACACCACTACCACCTATGCCACCAGCACCACCAGTTACACCAGCAGTAACAGCACTCTCTACTAACCCACCAATCTGTCCAATAGATTTTAGACCAGACAGAGATTTGTTGAGTTTAGCCTGCACAATCTGTGATTGTCCACCAAGAAGAGCACTCTCCCCCTGTAACTTAGCAACTCTACCTTGTGAGTCTAGTGCTTTAGATTGTATTTCAGCATCTTTATCTTGTAATCTATTAAATATATTAGCAACTCCTAATGTATTCTGGAAACTAGAAGTCATAGCTCCTACAGCCCCTGTGACAGCCGCACTATTAGATTGAATACCTGAGGCTACAGCAGAGGATATTAAACCAGCCCTGCGAATCCTAGCGCTTCTGATACTCTCTATACGATCTAATTGTCTCTGTTGTCCAAGAGTAGCTCTACCAAGAGCGAATTGTTCTTTAGCTAACCCTGTTTGAATCTCAGTCTCTTTATTAGCTTCTACAGCTAACGCCTGTTGTTGCTCAGCAATCCTCTTCTGTTTCTTGGCAGCTTTCTTTTTCTTCTTTCCACCAATAATACCAGTAACAGCTCCTATTACCATTGACTTTCCTTAATAATTATGATATAATGCAAACTAGTTTGAACTTTAATTAACAATTTAGTTCAAATACTTTATGTTCGTCGGGGCAACTACGGCAGGGACATGATGTTGAAGGATACTACTGTGGGTGATGTACAAAGTATCCAGCGTGGGCTGACCTAGAGCGCGTACATTTACAAGTAATAAATGAGAGAGGCGGTGAGGGACATGTATTGCACATGTGAAATCGAAGTCCTTATTTATTGTTGTAAGATAGTCTAGGGTTACATAGAAACTTCAAGGTTGCGCACTGTTAGTGTGTTTGTTACAAAGCCTAGGAGATATGAGCTGCGTATGCGCTTAACTGCGTAGGCGCGAGCTTTATATTTCTTAAGGTTGATATATATTAATAGCAGTGCCTGAGCACTGCATATAATAATATATTATAGTTTAAACAACCTATCTCCTTCAATACTGATCCCAGTATACTTAAATCCAAATGCTTTAGCCCACTTACAGTTCTCATCTTCTACAGGGAGACAGTAGATATTCTTAATACCGTTACTATGTAGATAATCTACCACTCCCTTCCATACCCTAAGACTCTTCTTCATTCTTGATACAGATAATGGTTTGTACATTTCATTATGTACAAACACACCATTAATAAGATCCCTCTCATTCTCAATCGTTAAGAATATATCTTCATCTTGATATACAGCTGTCTCTTCCAAATACATATCCGTTCCTTACTATCCAACTGGGTTAGCATATGTATCAATAGCCCACCCTAGTAATATACAATCTTCTCCACACCCTGCACTATACTTAATGGCTAGACTTCGTCCACGTCCTCTAAGTTTATTCTTAGTAATAACAACAGTATCACCGTAATCAAAAGGTTGATTAACAGTAGTAGTTGCAGGAATCTTCTTAAGCAATCTATAAGCTTCAAATGGCACTCCCCACTTACCTTGAGCTGTACTATTATTCCATTCCCACTGTGGTTGAATCTTACAGCTACTTTTATTAGCTAAAGTTCCTACTTTGTCCAAGAAATGTGTCTCAGTTCTTGTAAAGAATGTATGTAAGTATATACTCTGCTTCTTACGCATCATATCTTCTGTAAAATGGTAACCAGCAATGAGGTAGGCATTGTATGTTTTACCTACCCCATCAATACTTCTCCAATCTACAAAATTGTAATCATGATACTCAGACGCAAAGATATTAGTATCATATGTAGTCAGATACTTGAAATTCTCTCTTCTTCTGTCAGTATGCCTCTTAACAGCCCGAGGTACAACATGAGTACCAGTGATGGTAGTATCGTTGTATGTATTAACTGTATCTGCAACTACATAAAAGTCAGGGATTTGTATGTAATCCCTTATAAGAGGCCCTCCGTTATGTTGTAAATCATTGTAACTGAATGATCCTAGTGTCAAGTCCAACACCAACTCTCTATTATAACTATCATAATTCTCTATAATATTAAAGTCAGTGTCGTTCTGCTCGACATTACATAATGGTATAAATTTATCTGTCATAATACCCGTACAGCCTGCATTTTAAACTCCCCTGTTGAGCTATGAGCTGCCCATATGAACACCTCATCATTAATCTTCACAGCACTAGGATTAGTCAAAAAACTACCAGCATCTACCGTTAATTTAGAAGTGCGTGCATTTATCTCAGGAACTGAGTAGTTATATGTTCTTACAGTCATGTCACCTGTACCAGTTATGTATGTATGTGCCAGAATTGAGCTAGTCATAACTATTGGTATGTTCGATCTGGAACTCCCACTGTTATCTGTTATAGTCGTCTCAATGAATTCAGACGCATCGTGACTAGAGATAATAGTGCCGTTAACTTCTAACACTCTCATCATAATTCTTGCTGGTGCCTCAAATACACTAAGTGCTGAGATAACAAATACATTACTGCCTTGGTAGTTATCATACATATATAAAGTTGTGCTAGCAGCTTGGAATACTGGGTTGGATGTAACAAACTTACCAGTTTCATTGTATGACACTGTGGTACCATCAGAAGATACTACCATTAATGTATCACTATTATCTGCTGTAACCATCAATGCTGTTGAATCTGTAACATTTTTTAGATACACTGCTGATGCATACCCTGGTCTAACTATAGACCCTGGTGTTATGGTATCTCCAGATATATCCAAGACTAGCGCCGCTGCTTTATTGAACCCAGATGTATAGTTATACTGCATTATATATTTAGTAGCAGACATTCTTGATAGAGTTGGATAAATAACAGAGTATGGTTCAGTTATTATACTCTGTGTACTGCCTACGCTAAAAGATGTTCCACTCACTGTAATGATAACACCAGTGAATTTGTTAGGAGTGGCTAGGTGTATCAGTATTATCTTATTAGTGTCTACTAGGTTCATCACCCATCCTGAGAAGTCTGGGGCATTCGTTGTTGAGAAGATCGTGGTAGGTGTACCTACAGATATAGCCAACGTAGTTTGGTTAACAGTACATACTACACCTCTTACGCTAAAAGTTGCTGGATGTCTATATATTAAGAAGAATCTATTATCATCAATTCTTAGTACTGTTGGGTGTGTTCCACCAAGACTTGTAACAGATGTCTCACCCGGTGCAGTTACTGGTACCAAACCAGGGACATAATGTCCCTCAATAGGATCTCCCTCAACTCTTGTGCTAGGAGCATACAATAACCATCTAGCTTTATTGGCTGGTGCATCGTAAAACCCTCTTACATTACGCTTAAACACGTCAGGGTAAGAGTTATACATTCTCTGTATAGTAGACTCAGTTATATTATTAACATTGTATGTAGTTCCTCCTGCATCATTCTGAGGTGTTATAGAGTATATGCCACCCTCAGCCCAGTATATCAAAGTTCCACCAGCTTCAATTACGCTGTGTTTAGCAAGTAATCCAAAGTTGGAAACTTTACGTATTCTGTAGCTGGTTGCTCTAAATCCTTGGTCATCACTCGTGATAATCCACACACCATTAACTGCAAATACATATAATCCAGCAGATGACGCGTGCAGCTTCAGTATCAATGAAGCATCTGGTATATTAATAATACCACCATCAGTATCAATAATATCATTGATCTCTATGTTAGTAGGGTCTGCTTCTGTGTAACACTTAACTAAATCTTCTTTGTTAGTAAACGTTTGTGAGAATAACACAGCTCCACTTAAGTTAGGTGATCTTATATCTCCAGTATTAATACTACTAAGAATACCAGAGTAGAACAATCTTCCTTGATGAGAAGCTATCGTTGTTATCCTACCTTGTTCAGCATCTGTTGGTAGTGTCAACCCTGTTTTTGAGGACCTCCCTGCACCTCTGGAATATAGTGGGATTATATAATGCCCTCTAGCTTGTTGTCCTGTGTTGATAGATACTTTCTCGTACAAACTCGGGTCATACTTGAATACATTAGGATCAGTAAGATCCTCTATTCTGCCAGAACTCCAATGATCACTATTAGATGGATATACACCTAGTGTAGAGAATGTGCAATCTATCGCATCAGTTCCACAAGTTGAAGTAATACCATCTGTCCACCCTTGGTTCCTAAGATTGTATTTGTGCGCATCACTTAATGTAACCGGCCTTACGTCAACTGTAGTACCATCATCCACTCCCCATACATCCCTAACCATAATGGGTGCAGTTTCTGTAGTGATAGTATCTGTATTCTGATCATAACTAAACAGTACAGGATCATTACTACCATTAGATACCATTACCAAGTAATTATTAATAGTAGCAAATGACATAAGAGCGTCATTACGTGTGCCTATTACAACACCATTAGCTCCATTAAGTATAGTTGATGAAACAGCATCAGCATACAAATTTATAAAGAATAATTTACTACCTACCTGAACAACACCAATATCTATGTTAGGATTTCCATTAGGAGTTGACCAACGGTAGTGTTGTACTCTAGCAGCAGCTAAGATAACTTCAGTAAGACCGGTAGGCTGCATCAACCCACTCTGTTCCATATCCAATCCTAGCCGCTTATCTCTAGTGCCATCACGACGTAGTACGAAGTTTGTCTCGTCTATTGACGCTCCAGCAGGGAAATTGATAGGTGAGGATTCAGTATGTAATCCTTTTACGAAATTCTGTACTTGTAAATCCCCACGTGCCATATTATCCTCGTTTTGGTTTAGGTATATCTATGCTATTTATGAATGTTTCAATTGCTTGATCAGCGAAGTAAGGTGAAGTGAATACTCCTTGTAAGCATCCGGGAAGCTCACCACCACTTAAAAACTTAACTCTAACACCATTACCTTCACGGAATGTAGTAACCTCTTTACCTAGAGGAGTTGTGAAAATCTTCATCATTTAAATATCATCCAACATTTTCTTACGTTTCTGTGCAGCAGCACGTATCTTTGAAATCATTCCAGTTCCTACTACTTTGTTTAGTCTTTGTTGTGCAGGAGATTGCTTAGGTTTATCTACTGCTTTCTTAATCTGAATCTTAGGTACAGGTTTCTTAGGTGTAGATGCTCTTCGCTTATCTAATGCTTTTGCTTCTTTATCAAATAGAGCCAACTCTGCTTTACGTTCTGCTTCAGTCATACGTGCCATTATACACTCCTTAATTTATTTAAATCATTCTTACGTACAAAATACACTTTCTCAATATTAAAGTACTCTTTAACAAATCTCAAGCATTCAAACATATTAAACTTATCTTTAGATACAAAACCTTTCATCCAATACTGTCCATGTATGTTCTGTACTACAGCTATGGCTGTGTAATCATCACAATAGCTGCAACCATCTTCATGCTTTCTTAATATCCACACAGAATTAGGTATAATCTCTTCTACTGTTATCACCTCTTGCCTCTACGTCCGAAACTAGGATATTTATCTTTCCTAGGTGCAGTCCAAGCCTCTCTAGCCATACGCCTACTCTGCATAACAGAATGTTGTTCAGCTTTAGGGTTAGGTTGTTGCTTCAATGACAAGAATGCTGTTGCTTTAGCTTCAGCTAATAAGTAACTAAAAGATTCAACTGGTAGATCTGGATAACCAGAACCATCACCTATTACAGCAAGTGGGTACTTCTTACCATATCCTATACATTTAGCGCTGGCTAAGAATGTATCAACATCACTGTCGAAACTATCCATAACAACCACTCTATCTGTAAAGCTGGTGTAATATGTTGGTGCAATGTTATTCTTAACATACAACACAATACCACTTGGATCAGTTACCGAAGTAACGTCAGTATTAGAACTATTCCGGGATAAACTAATATCTAAGAATTGATCTGGTACGAGGTATTCAATTTCACTTATTTTATCACTAGTATCTAACAGCTTACGCTTGTTGTAGCGAATACTCTGAATCTCTGTTACATCTTCTGGAATCGTCAGATGTGTAGGAGTGAGGGCACCTGTTGCTGTTAATGTGAACAAGTTATAAAGATGCGGCCAGTCACGGCCATCAATAATATTAAAAAAGGTTGTACGTAGTATCTGAGACACTTGTACAGCCTCAACAGTCTCATCTATTGTATCTACAGGATCACTATCCATGTCAGATAAAATATCCTGCACCATTTCCAACCAAGTCATCTTCATGATATATATTTATTTTAGTTTTGTGTCAAACTTCTTACCTCTGAATTCAAACTCTTTCAATCCTTCAGCACGTGCACTTTTAAATGTTTTATTAAATTCTACCCGCGTCTTAGAAGGACTTTTTTTTTTGGCAGCACCACCAGAACCAGTGAATACACCACCAGATTTAGCGAACTCTTGTGCTTTCTGTAATGCTGTTTTCTTTGGTGCAGCTTTGGGTGCAGATTTAGTAATAGTACGTTTAGCTTTAAGAACTATCTTTGTACTTTTCCCTTTAGAATCAACATTAGGTGTACCACTCTCTTTACCACTAGGTGATATAGCATCTACTATTTTATCGCTGATCTTGAATTTCTTATTTAATGCGGTACCTATATCGAAGCCAGCAGAACCAGCAGCACCTACGGCACCAGCACGACTAGCTAGACGAATAGCAGCGCGTTTAGCACCACTCACAACAGCTTGTCTTGCAGCCCCTTTTGCTTTAGTCTGTGCAGCTTTCTTAACTCGCGTCACATCTTCTGATACACCTGATCTAACATTCTCTCTAGGAGAGGCTACTCTAAGTGATCCTTTTGTTGCACCAGTTTTCTTATCTATTGGCATTTCATATCCTCATGTAGATGATCCCCCGAAGGGGATCAATACTAATTAAGCTGGTACAGCAGCAGGAGTTAGATACTCAACAATGATCTCAGCGCGTCCAGCAGTGAATGTACCAGAAGCGGCAACAACCAATTCACCATCAAGAGTTGCACTAGACACTGCACCAACCAATGCACCAGTACCAGTGACCAACTTACCAGCAGGGGTAAGAGAGGCCAAAGGGAGGTTAGCAGCAGTGAATAAACCAGTAGCATTGATAGGAGTGCCATCAGCTTGAGCCAAACCCACTGTGTATGACGTACCACCAGCAAAGGCAGTAACAACACGCAGAAGAGCACGTACAATAGTGCTACCAGCAGGGATGACTTGTTGAAGGTTGTTAACACCAGGAGCAGGAAGATTGTCATAATCCATAGTCCAAACGGCAGTGTGGATCAATGCTGTACTATGGGACTCAGCACCTAATTCTAAGTTGGTAACACGAACACCGTAGTTCTTAGCAACATTACGGATTTTTTGAATTTCAATAGCCATGATTTATTACACTCCTCTTTGTGGTGAAGTCCAGATAACACCCAGTGTGTCATTCCGTTGTGCACCAAAGCCAAATTTACTTACTGTTTGGAAACGATCTGTACGGCTTTCGTGATCATGCCATCCTTCAACAGATGGTTGTTTACGCCATGCGTGCATCAGAGGTTTAGTATTATCATCAGCAATACACATGAAGATAGAAGCTATATCACCAACTTCAGCAACATCATTAGCCAGATTGTATGCACTAGCATCCAGAGCTTCTGTAGTGGTTTTACGTGGCAGACGTGTGCTAGTCCAAATATCCCATCCATACAGGTTCATGATGAATTTATGGTTACGGGCAAAGCCTGTTTCCAACACTTGCATCATCATAGGGTTAGGGGACAGAGTACCAGTGATGTTAGCCAAACCAGCTAATGTTGCACCAACAGCAGGAGGAACAATAGCCACACGTCCTTCAGCAGGAGCATCAGCTTCATCAAATGCGAATTGCATTGCATTCAAATCGCCATAAGTCATAAACCGGTTAGTAGCAGAGGCACCACCAGCAACCCAACGATGAGGAACACCGTTTACCAAGTTTACATTGGCATTGTTTTGTGAAGTAGCAGCAGTAGCTAAGAAACGTGATTCATGATGTTGTGCCAAAGCACGAGTAGATGCCATACCACGCATTGACATCAGTTGATCGATTTGACTACCTTCTAAACGAAGATCATCAGTAACAGACCAAGCATCGCCGACATAATCACTGATAGTCAGTGTAATGTTTCCGGTGTCAATTGGGTTGTAGTTCAGAGGTTGAAATTCATCTGCTTCTTGCAGTACAACATCACCCACTGTTTTTATATTTAATACAGTGCCTTTCGCGAAATCCGTAACATCACGATAGAAGATTTCAGGAAGAAGGACTGGTTCCAAGTTATCAATGATAAACTTGCTGTAGACCTGTGCTTCAGTAAAAGCAGTTGTGTTTAATGTATTTTGACTCATTATATAACCTTATTAGTTTAATCGTTTAAGAACATCTTGTCTAGCCGCAGCCATAGCTGCTGCCATCTGTTTTGACGTTGCAAATGCTGGTACACGTGAAGATACTGTTTCTTTGTTGCTTTGTATTGCTGTTGTTTGAACGTCACTGGAAATCTTCCCAGATGATTGTTTAACATCACCAATACCAGCTAACTTCAGAAGAGCATTAGGTGAAGTCATAGCTAATTTATCCAAAAATTCAATACTCATTCCATTAGAAGATGCTAGTGATATATAAGCTTCACGAGCTTTATCACCATACACCTCTTTAAGTTTAGTAACTACTGATTGAGCATTACCCTTTGCTACAGCTTCAGTCTGTTTCTTCTCTAGTACACGTTCTACTAATTGTGATAAAACTTCAGGGTCTGCCTCTACAGCCGTGGGGGTAACCACATCGTTTTGTTTCCCTTTGTTCATCTCGGTAAGAAGTTCTTCAGCTGTTCTACGTCTCTGTAACTCAGCCATATTCTCTGCATCTTTTGCTCTAAGCTCTGCCAACTGCTGTTCAAGCGTTCTAATGTGCTCTTGAGCATGTGGTACAGATTTAAGGGCATCTTCAACAGATTTGTACTTCTTACCTTCCCCAATAAACTCATACTCTACGGTAGTAGGAGCAGTTGTCTTTTGTGGTTGTGCTTCAGCTACCTGAGTAACTTCAGCTTTACTTGATTCATTGTCAGAATCAAAAATGTTATTTGTCATTAGTATTCTTTGGTATAAAATTTAATAAACGATCAATACACTTGATTGACCCATTGTTATAGGCTTGTTTGAGCGCCCAACTAGGCGAATTGAAATCTTCGTCAGATATATTATCTTTTTGAACACTCTCCTTGACACTACACAAATACTCTGTTATAATAGATGCTACTTCAATAGAAGAGTATTCATGTATTGGTTTATCTTTTAAGTTTCTCACTACCTTTAATATCTCATGTTAATGTTTTGGCATATAGTTAACTTGACAACATTTATATGTAAAGGTTCAATATATTTGTAAATATATGTATTAAATCTCCTCTTGTTGTGTTTGTGCTCCTGCCTCTGCTTGTAGATCCATACTAGCTTGTTGTACCAACCTCTGTGTTTCAGCAGTTTCAGTAACAGCAATGTTATCTTTAAAGAGTTTGTACTTCGTCAATCCCATTGTTTCCTCTACCATTTTAGTCAATTGCTTACGAGACAAGTCAGGTTTAATGAATTCACCTAATGGACTATTGAATAATTGAGTCATGTTTTGAATCAATTGTGCTCTAGCTGCAAAGTGACGACTGCCAACAGGGCGAAGTTTACCAATTGCTGTAATGTCCTCCTTAGTGATCTGCACGAATGTTGCTGCACCAAAATCATCATCAACTACTTTAAGTGTATCTGACACTGATATATTACGTTTGGCTGCCTCCAACATAAGATTCAACACTGGCTCTAAGAATTGTATCTCAAACTTATTAGTTTTAGACATGAAATTCCTACCAGCATTATTCTCCAATGTCTGTACTTCAAATGCTGTTTTCTCCCCCGGTGTACGAATACCCATAGCTTGTTTAGGAGCACCTGCCATTTCTTCCATCATTTCCATTAAGAAGCCAATCTCGTTGTTAACTTGGAAGGCTGCTGGATTAGGAGGCATTGGTACTACATCCCCTTCACTTTGTCCACCCGGTATGTATATATTCTCATTTGGCCCCCAACTGAATGGATCTACTTGTCCGAATATCTTCTTAGGGGGCATAATAGTTTGATCTAGAGCGTCAGCTTTGGTATTCTCTAAATGATCCAACCTATATTGCATACCAACCAAATTAGCCAGAGGAGACATACCATATAGATTATCTGGGCGTTCACGCCAAGTGACCATAGTTTTATTAGTCTTACCAAACCAGTTGGGATTGGCTATGTTTCTAAGAATATACCTACCATCTGCTATGGTTACAATACGATTCTCATGGAGTGTATCTGTTTTCTCATCATATATATCTCCTTCAAATTCAATGATTTCAACCAACCCACTACCATAATATTCGTTCAGACTACCAAAACCATCAGCAAAATAACCATCTGCTTTGTTCCAATCTTCTAACTTGAATGTAGATACTGTACTTCGTATCTCACGAACCTTCTTAAATCCCTCTCTATCAAACTTAAGATCAGGGCGTGTTTCTAAGTCTTTCTTGAGGTCTCCAACATTCTTGAGGTATCTAGTAAACTTAGGTGTCTTGTCATAAGTAGATGCTGTTGGGTTAAAGTAATGATCCCAGGGGGATATTCTTTCTAACTTAGGCCCGGTGTATGTAGTAACATCCTCATCTGTCTCAACGTCTTTATGCTTCTCTGTAACAAATACCACTTCACCAAGAACAATACCATAGTCTATATAATCATATAGAAGTTTTGATATTGTCTCCCTGAGACCAGATTGTTTAGCCTTATTCTTGACGTACATCTCGATGATTCGTCGTTTCTCTTTAGTCACACTCTCTTGGTCGTCACCTTCCCATACTAGCCAATCATCAT